TTCCATGTACACCAGAAGGATTACTTGCTTGTCATGAGTTAGCTAACTTTGGTATACGTGTTAACGTAACCCTTATCTTCAGCGTCTCTCAGGCGATCCTAGCGGTCAAAGCAGGGGCAAGATACCTATCACCATTCGTAGGACGTGTTGATGATCAAAGGTTTGGTGGATGCAATCTTATCAAAAGGATAAGAGAAGTACTACCTATGCATGTATGTGCACAATATAATATGCCTGAGATTCTATCTGCATCTATTAGATCAGTAGGTGATGTAGAACATTCATTTGCACAGGGTGCTGACATTGTTACTATGCCACCAAAGATATTTGAAGGCATGTATAATCATGTATTAACTGATGTAGGTGTAGAAATATTTGATAAAGATTGGGAATCTGTTAAACAAATTAGAAAGGTAACGTTATGACCGAAGAAGCAATCAAGAAGATACTTCCACATCTTTGTTATACTAAAGAAGAAGTTGATCTGTTGATTGTTGCTGCTGTTGAAGAAGCAAGGCGAATTGATGAAGAATCAATGGCAAAACACAATCGTGAAGCAACTATCATTAGTATGATACTTGGGTTTACATGCCTTGCACTATTCCTAGATGGTTTACTTAGAATACTAGGTATCGTACCACCCTTTATGGATTTAGATGTTAATATAATAGATGATATTGCAGAAAGAACTAAGATCATCGTAGAGAAGGATCTAACACCAGTACTAAATAGAATACCCAGATTATGATTCATTTATTTTTGACTTTGATTGTTATCGTAGCGATAACAACTATAATATTAGTTGTGTATAACCCACATTAGATGACACCTTTAATTTCTATATTGATTGTACTAGCAATGGTATACCTACTTGGTATGGCATTGTATTTAATGTATAGAAATCTATCTGACATATACAAAATGAATATGACAACACCTAAGACAAGGTTATCTCATCCAGAATTAGATGAGGTGGAAGATGGAGATGAACTTCTTGTAGTGAAATTCAAACCAGAGGTTGACTCAGAAGGCACAGTTGATTTAAAATTTACACCTGATGCTAAATTCAATGACATGTTTCTGAAGAAATCTTTAGAGAAAAGATTAGAAGAACTAGAGGATGAAGATGATGACGATGATGGAGACATTATAGTAAGAGTATGATTGATACTTACATGGAGATCCTCATAGTTGCTTTGATAGCATTAGGTGCTACAGCAATTTGGGGTATTGTTGTACTAGTAGATTTCCTTAGACCTGCTAAGAAGACACTAAGGAAATTAAAGAAGATGATGTACATGGCACGTTCAGCATGGGATGAATTAGATGACGATGAGAAGTGATGTAGCATCCTTATTTCCTACATTAGTGATGAAGTTTACTGATGTATTGAGTAAGGAAGAAGTTGATAGGGTCTTCACTACCATTAAAGGAGAGAAGGCAGGAGATCATGAAGCACTAATAGGTGCAGGAGTATCTTCATATAATAATGGAGGAGGTGTTTCTTCTTTCAGTAGAACTGATGATGTACTATCTCGATTAAACATACACCAACAGATTCAACAATGTTTAGATGAATACTGTGGTGTGTTACATATCAGGAAGACCACCTTCACTAACTCTTGGTTTAATATACAAGACGTTGGTAGTACATTAAGAATGCATCATCATCCAGACAGTGCTCTTTCAGGTGCACTATACATTCATGCTGATGAGAACAGTAGTCCATTATGCTTTGAGAATCCAAATCAATTAGGAGTATTTCAGCATTGGAATCCAGTTAGTCCTTCAGAATATAACTGTGAGTTCGTTGCTTTCCAACCTAGAACTGCTGAGATGATTGTGTTCCCTAGTTGGTTACGTCATGGATCTATGGACAGACAGAATCAAACTATAGATAGGACAGTAATAAGTTTTAATACAGAATATAGAAAGGAACACTTGACTAAATAATTATGTCATGCTATCATGACATTACGTTCAACCTGATACAATCAGGTCGCAAGTAAGCCGACTCGGAACGGTTCGTTCATCCCATCATGTTTCACTTAGCAGCAGTCGCTACTACTCTAACTTGCATTGAAGCTCAAGTTCTTATTGATAAGATCTATGAGTTTAAGGTGGAAGATAGCACACGAGCAGAAATGATTCTAGTCGTGTTAGAAGAAACACATGAATGTTGGGACGCAAAAGACGACTGAAGGAACGGTCTAAACAACCTCATCCTACAGGAGAAAAACAATGGCACAAGTCACTTACCGTGGAGTCAAGTACGACTCTGAGGCGTACCGTCAAATGGTACAAGTAGAAGCTCAACACAGAAATCACGATCTCATGTATCGTGGTATAAAAGTAAAACGTAAGTTTGCTTCCAAGAGCTGAACATATAAGAGGGGTCTTGACACCCCTCTTTTTTGTGTATATAATAGGTACTCATTTGTATTTTCTTATGACTTGCAATCATCAGACCCATGTGGATATGCTACATGAAGTATCTCAAGAGATAGAAGAGTTAGAGTGTGAACAGGCAGAGTTAGAGAGTGCATACGAAAGGTGGATTTACTTAGAAAAAGAACTAGATAGATTAGAGGGTAGAATTCAAGTTCTATCAGATCTTGTTGCATAGGAATTTCATGATCCATTTTAGCGAGAAGGAAGTGAATAATATGTCTCGTGCTTGTGAATACTATAAGTCATTAGTATCGAGTCAGTCAGATTTCTTAGAGGATGAGTATCAAAAACTCATAGAAAAATTAACATGGTATCAGGAAGAAAATACTTGTTGACATATGGTAGAAATACCTATATAATATACAGAGTATTTTTACCTAGTCATGCCTCAGTTATTTTTCCTGGCAATTGTTATTGCATATAGTACACTCGGTACATCTATCAACTCATTATTCTATTCGTAAACTTTTATAAATAATTTTGTTATAAAAGTACACACTGTTATGATACCAAAGCAATTGCTATACAAATTGAATGAAATTCCTGCCTCTTCACATGGACTGCTAGAGTTTGCATTCGTAGTTGGTGTTGGCATTACTGCTGGATCATTAGGATTAATATGAATAAGTTGAAAGAGGATTGTCTTAAGATTCTTTTTAGACAGTTCCCACCAGATAAATACGACCCAGTTTCTGTGCATGAATGTACAGATGAATGGATATCTAAACAGGTTACCAGCAATGGTATAGTTGCATATTATAGGGCGTATTATGGTATCAAATTCAGACAAGAAAGCAGCAAAGAAATTAATTAAACTCGCAAAAGAACATCCCGATTGGTATTCAAAGAAGGATGTTTTCTATGCTAAAATGGTGAAGAAACAATTAAAGAATGAAAAAAAGAAACTTAAAGAAGATCATCAGGGATCTTAAAGAACTACTAACTGAATTGGAGTGTGAAGTATACTCTGATCCAGATAGATATGTTCATCCATGGTATGAACACACTGGGGATGGTCCTAGGTATGATCATACTGGGGATGACGATGGAGAATACAACTAATGAAGAAAGCAGGTGAAATCATAGGACATCCTCTCTGGATGCTTCCTATGATGATACTATTGTTAGTTGCATTAATAGAAGGACTTCATACTATGGCACATCTTCATGGGGAGATGGATGTTCATGGTCTTTGTAAGCGAAACAAAGCATACATTGAGATGAATGAGAACGAATATTAATATATAATATGTCCTCTGTAACATTTCTTAATAATGGAGACCTTAAAAATGGTAGCGATGATCCTCGGAAGTGTCTCTATGTTCACCACTCTGTGGTTAACTATGATGGCATATATGATGGACGAATAACATTGGGGGGTTGACATAACCTATCCAGTTATGTTATTATTATAAATAACTTCATACAAAGGACTCGAAACTATCGTAACCCTGTGTAGATGTTCAAAAACTATTCCATGTCGGGAGTAGTATCATCCGCAGGGTCTTTTTGTGCCCATGCGAGACAAATAAACAATTACATGTCAATCAAATCAACAATCGCTGCAGTAGCAGCATCTCCATTCCTATTCGCTGGTGCAGCTTTTGCTGGTCCATATGTGAATGTCGAGAGCAACATCTCATATCCTGATGGAGAGTACTCTGCAGCAACTACAGATGTTCACATCGGTGTTGAAGGTTCTCTAAGCGAGAAAGTATCTGGATACGCTCAAGGTGGTCCTTCTTTCGTTGCTGTTGACGGAACCGACGGTGCTGACACTGAGTTCTCTGGTAAGGTAGGTCTTGCTTATGCTGCTACCGAATCATTCGGAGTATACGGTGAACTATCAGGTATCACTGACGAAGTAGCAGGTGAAGATCAGGTTAACTGGGGTGCTAAGTTAGGTGGTAAGTTTACTTTCTAAATAACTCTGGTTCGAGATGGATCAATTATGAGGGGTGCTTGACACCCCTCTTTTTATTTGCTATTATAAATTGCACTTTATTATAAATTAAAATAAACACTCTAATGACATGCTAGGGAACATTACAGTTTATTCCAAGGATGATTGTCCTTACTGTGAAAAGGTCTTTAAGTTATTCGATGCACTAGAAGCAAATTATGTGGTGTACAAACTGGACACACACTTCGATAGGAAATCATTCATACAAGAATTTGGTGAGGGTTCCACGTTTCCCCAAGTAACGATAGGTACATTGAAGGTTGGGGGATCAAAAGAAACAGTTACTTATTTAAAAGAGAATGGATTGGTATGAAGATGAGTTCTACCCTTTGGTGGAACATGCTATAGAAGCAGCATTTGATGGTAAGTTTTTATTTAACTGCTATCTTTATCTTAAAGCGAACAAGGCAACTAAACCACAAATTAGAAAGTTTTGTGAGAGTTCTACAGCAGTAGAAATAAGTCAGACAACTGTTGATCTTGACTTGTATATTAAAGGAGGGAATCCAACACTACGTGAAGCTTATGGTCACATACCTAAACCACAAGCACGTAAGATTAAAACTTATCTTTATGGTATCTTAGAGGATGCATGGAAGTATGAACAAGAACGAAAACCAGGAAGGAAACCTGGATCCAAAATCAAAAGAAGAAGAAAACTCGTCACTAAATAAAGGTGATGAGTTCATGCTTCGCAGGAGGTCAGGCAAGGAACCCGAACCAAAGAAAGACAAGACAATTTTAATTCTACAGGGAGGTAACGCCATGGATATGGCAGCAGTTCTTACCTTGTCCACTCTGATTACTATTGGTGGGACAATTATTGGGTTTATGCTTGGATGGTTTGCAAACAATTACTACTTGAACTACATAGAAATTATTTCTGAGGAGAAAGAGTCAGAAGAAGTAGTGAAGATGACATCACACCCTGAAATGATGGATGAGAATGGTAACCCCATCCCATTTCAAATTGCTAAATTAATCAGCGTTGAATTTGATGAGAGAGATGCGTTTACACGTGACCCCTTTACAGATTTGGACGACTGATATATAATACTACTATTGACATAGAACTATGAAACTTTTGATTTCTGAAATTATTAAGAAGGCATCTAATGCCAAGACCAAAGCAGAGAAGATTAAAATTCTAAAGGAGAACAATAGTCAAGCACTACGTTCAGTTCTGAAATGGAATTTTGAACCTGCTATTGAATCAGACATACCAGAGGGTGATGTTCCCTTTAAAAGGAATGATTGTCCTATAGGTACAGAACATACTATGCTGGAAAGAGAAGCAAGAAATCTTTGGAGGTTTATCAAAGGTGCTAATTCTCTTAGTAGGTTTAAGCGTGAACAGTTGTTCATTCAAATGCTAGAAGGTCTACATGAAACTGAAGCAGACATAGTATGTTTGGTTAAGGACAAGCAGTTACATAAGAAGTATAGAATTACTAAAGCAGTTGTAACTTCTGCCTTCCCTAATATTCAGTGGTCAGAATGACAACTACACCAGAAGCTAAACCCCCAGAGATAAGTAAAACTCCACCTAAACCTAAAGAATACAAAGTTAAGTTTACTCCTGAAGAAATACATGAGTATCAAATAAAGATATTCAAACAAGAAATTCTAGAAAAGGATGTTGACATTACTAAGTGGCCACAAGGTACATCATTAGTAGTTTATACTATAGGTGAAGAGGAACTCAATGATCTTGTTCTATCTCAGAAGAGTGTTAATATATTTGATGCATACTATGACAAACTCAAAACATTGGGTGGCACATTATTGAAAATAAATAATTGGTATGGTACAATCAATCCCAAGATGTGGAATCAACCTAAACCTAAATCTAAAAGGAGGAAGAAAAATGGATGACCTACTTTCAAAAAGAGAACTATGTATGACTTCTTTAAGTAAGAATAGTATTGAGTTCGACAATAAAGCATATACTTTTTGTCAGAAAGCAATTGATGTAGGAGATATCAAATGGGATACTTCTGAAGAAGATATCACAACCATGTACGGTTACTACAAAGAGCAAGGATTCATTTAATTTATGGTAAAACTTATTAGTATTACTCCTGATGCTGAGAAGACAATGGGGTTCATTGCTAGGGTAAGTAACCCTAACAACCAAGAGAACCCAAATGTATCAGGACTTTTGAAGTATTGTATTAAGCATGGGCATTGGTCTGTGTTTGAGCAAGCACACATGACTCTAGAAATAGAGACAACAAGAGGTCTTGGTGCACAGATACTAAGACATAGATCATTTACTTTCCAAGAGTTCAGTCAGAGATATGCTGACTCAAATCTTTTGAACACTATGATATGTGTTCCTGATCTTAGGAGTCAAGATTCAAAGAACAGACAGAATAGTAACGATGACATACCACAAGATAAGAAGGATACCCTTCAAGCGAAGATCGCAACCCACTTTAGTGAAGCGATGGATCTATACAATCACCTCTTGGAAGAGGGAGTTGCAAAGGAGTGTGCGAGATTTGTTCTCCCATTAGCAGCACCAACCAGAATTTATATGACTGGTAGTGTTCGTTCATGGATACACTACATAGATTTACGTTCTGCTCATGGTACTCAGAAAGAGCACATGGATATAGTGGAGCAATGTAGATCTATCTTCAAAGAACAGTTACCTATAGTATCAGAGGCATTATCATGGTAGAAAACTATTCAAAACAAATAAAGGTAGGGACAAAGAAGTCCCACTCAGCAGCAGAGAATACTAAGTTCGTTGCATCATTTCTTAGAGGTGTTGTAGACAAGGAAAGTTATAGAACGTTAGTTGCTAACCTTTACTTTGTTTACTCTGCCTTGGAGGATGTTGCAGGTCACTTAAAGGATAACCCTGAGGTCAGTCCTATACTTAGTGATGCTCTTAATCGTCACGATGCTTTGGTGAAGGATCTAAATTACTTTTATGGTGAAGGGTGGCATGAGACAATTTATCCTAGTCCTGCTACTAAGAAATATATTGATAGGATAAGAGAAGTTAGTCGTGGTGACCACCAATACTTATTTGTAGGACATCACTACACTAGGTACATGGGTGACCTATCGGGTGGTCAAATACTTAAAGGTATAGCACAGAAGTCATTGAAGTTAGGTGATGATGCATTTAATTTCTATGACTTTAAAGATATAGAGAGTGCAACAACCTTCAAAGATTTCTATCGTAGAAATATAGATACTCTACCAGTGACACAAAAGCAATTTGATGCTATAATAGTTGAAGCAAATCATGCTTTCAGATTAAACATGTATATGTTTGATGAGTTAGCAGGTGATGCTGCTAAGTCAACCCTACAAATTGTTCTAGGACTACTAGGAGATTTCTTTTCCGAGATGATTGTATCTAAGAGGTTTAGGTAATGCCACTCTATGAATTCAGAAATAAAGAGACAGGGGAGGTCACCGAAGAACGGATGTCCTTTACTGTTCTCGATAAATATAAGGAGGATAACCCTCACTTAGAACAGTACCACTCCACTTATCCTGGTTTGGTTGCTGATGCTGCTATTAAAGACAAGAGACCTGATGGTTTCAAAGATGTCTTGAAGAGTATTAAAAAAGCAAACCCTGGTTCAACTATAGACACTAACTTTACAAGTAATATCTAAATGCCACGTAGAAAGAAATCAACCCAACAATTTGATTTTGTAAACAGTTCCCCTAAGAAGATGAGACGTAAGAAACCAATCAACACAGAACAACTAACTGATATCAAACCATTAACTGATAATCAGAAGTTGGTCTTTGATGCTTACGATAACAGTAAGAATCTTTTCTTATATGGATGTGCTGGTACAGGTAAAACATTCATAGCAATGTACCTAGCACTTAGGGAGATACTTTCTAACAAGACAGCGTACGAGAAATTATATATCGTACGTTCTCTTGTACCTACAAGAGAGATTGGTTTCCTACCAGGAGATCATGAAGATAAATCAAACTTGTATCAGATTCCTTATCAGAACATGGTAAAATACATGTTCAAGATGCCAGATGATCCAGCATTTGAAATGCTGTATGATAATCTAAAGGCACAGGAAACTATTTCTTTCTGGAGTACTTCATTCTTACGTGGTACTACTTTAGACAATGCTATAGTCATTGTTGATGAGTGTCAGAATTTAAATTTCCATGAGTTAGATTCAATCATGACTCGTGTTGGTAATGATTCTAAAATTATCTTTGCTGGTGACATAGCACAGACAGATTTAGTCAAGACCAATGAGAAGAATGGAATCCTTGACTTCATGAAGATACTTGAGGTCATGGATGAGTTCGCTAACATTGAATTCGATGTCAATGACATCGTTAGAAGTGGATTGATTCGCAACTACATCATTACTAAATTACAACTAGGTCTTTAATGTTTAATCATGTTATTATGGAGATGTCTCTTGAAGACATCAGTGCCAAAACTATTAAGGGTAAGAGAGTATATGAGATAGGGGATCAAAAGTATCCTTCTATCTCTACCATCTGTTCATTCAGGAGTAGGAAATCTATTGCTGCATGGAGAGCAAGAGTTGGTGATGCAGAAGCAAATAAGATCTCTAGACGTGCTACTACTGTAGGTACTACAGTTCATAGTATAACTGAGGACTATCTTAACAATGAATTAGACCTTGATAAGTATGCTGATAAGCACTTAGCTTTATTACTTTTTAAACAAGCGAAACCTATGCTTAATCGTATTGATAACATCCACTTTCAAGAAGCACCACTCTACAGTCATGAGTTTGCAATAGCAGGTAGAGTTGACTGTATAGCAGAGTTTGATGGTAAACTATCAATCATTGACTTCAAGACATCCTCTAAAGAAAAGAAAGAGGAGTGGGTTGAAGGATACTTTGTTCAAGAGACAGGGTATGCTAAAATGTATGAGGAAAGGTCTGGTATTAAAGTCGAACAGATCGTTACTCTTATTACCTGCCAAACTGGGGACACTCAGGTTTTTGTAAAGAACCCTGCTGATTATGTACCTCTGTTAAAAGATTACATCAGAGAGTATAAAGATGCCCAGTAAATCTAAAAACATTAATGAATTAATTGACGACACTTTTATGGACAAGAACAAATTCTCCATGACGATTGAGAACATCGTTAAAGACAGTAAGAAATCTATGAGTTACATAGATGCTATCGTTGACTTCTGTGAGTCCAAAGACATAGAAGTTGATTCAGTTACTAAGTTGATAGCACCAACTCTAAAGGAAAAGATTAAAGCAGAAGCTATTAAATTAAATTTCATAAAGAAGACAACTAAAGCAGTGTTACCTTTATGAATGCATTTGATTGTTATGTAATTTACTTAGCAATAAAAGCACACTTCACTAGAAAGAACTACGACTACTTTAAATACAATGGTAGTGTTCGAGCATCAAAAGAAAAGTTTGTAGAAAGATCAGACGTTTACTTCTTTGAGAAACTATCTAAGAAGTATACTAAAAAAGAATTAGAGTCATACTTTGTATCTAACTTCTTATCTAACTCTAACCTATGGGTGGGAGATATGAATGAGAAGAACTTCCTTGATTGGAAGAAGAAGATACAAAGTATTTCTTATATGTTTCAAAATGATTTAGAAACTATTCTCAATAGAAGTGAGCATTTAGATATTGCTATGAGGTGTAGTAATGGATCACACTCTACACTATTAAAACTATATCTTGGTGATCATATAATGCCAGAAACTATGGTACTGTTAAATAGAGTAACAGGTTTTGTTAAGAGATATGATACCATACTCAATGATTCTATTTGGGTTAGGGTATCTACCCTCTTGAAAAGATATGATCCATTTGTTATAATGGATACAGATAAAATTAAAACAATAGTACAGAGTAACTTATGAGTTTGTTTCAATCAGAAATAGTCATTCAAGAAATGAAAGACATGGAGAAACTTTACATGGAATTAATGGGTAAAGTACCATACTTTGGCATCATGACTCAAGAGCAAAGAGAAGAGGTTTGTGATGGTCTTGAGCAATTAATTGATAAGCAAGAGATGCTATATAGTAGAGCGTATCTTATGCGTGGTGATCCAGATGGTGAGTCCGTTATTGAGAACTTTAAAAAGGCAGCAATGTCAATGGGAATCCCTGCTGAACAGGTAGGTCTACCAATTTTTAAAGAGGCGAAGAGGGCAATCTCTCAGATGAGGGAGAACCTTGACAAGATGCTCTGAATACGTTATAATATTTTCAATCCTAACAATACAAAATACGGAGAATACACATGTCATTTGCTGCATTAAAAAAGCAAGGTTCACTACTTGATAAACTCAATAGTGAAATTAATAAAACTGAAGTAACTTCTGGTTTCATTGATGACCGTCTATGGAAACCCCAGATGGGTAAGGACGGTATCGGTAGTGCCATTATACGTTTCCTACCTCCTGCTAAGGGCAACGAACTACCTTGGGCAAAGGTATGGAGTCATGCTTTCCAAGGACCAGGTGGATGGTACATTGAGAACTCTCTCACTACAGTAGGCGGTAACGATCCTGTTGGTGAGTTGAATAGAACTCTATGGAACAGTGGTTTAGATTCAGATAAAGAAATAGCACGTAAGCAGAAGCGTAAGCTTTCTTACTACAGTAACATATATGTTATTAAAGATCCTGCTAACCCTGCTAACGAAGGTAAAGCATTCCTTTACAAGTATGGTAAGAAGATCCACGATAAAATCATTGCAGTAATGCAACCAGAATTTGAAGGTGAAGATCCAATCAATCCTTTTGACTTCTGGCAAGGTGCTGACTTCAACCTAAGAATTAAAAAGGTTGCTGGTTTCTGGAACTATGATAGTTCTGTCTTTGGTCGTCCATCTACTCTTGGTAGTTTTGATGACGCTAAGTTAGAAGAGATCTACAATGGTCTACATGATCTCAATGAGTTCACTAATGCTTCTAACTTCAAGACATATGCTGAACTTAAGAAGAGATTAGATACTGTTCTTAAGGGTGGTGGTAGTCGTATAGATGAAGAAGAGTTAGAGAATGAAGTCGCTGCAAAGTTTGACTCCAGACCTCCTGCTCCTACTCCATCTGCTGCTGCACCAGCAACTCCTTCATCAGTCAATACAGATGAAGATGCATTCAGTTACTTTGATCAGTTAGCAAACGAACAGTTCTAAATAGTATTGAGATCTTTCGTGCGATCTCTACACGGAACTACCCTGACCCCACCAAAAGTGGGGTCTTTTTTTGTCGAAACGAAATCGACCTTTTAGTTTAAAAAAGTCGGGGAAAAAAATCTGGGCAATTTTTCGTCAAATAGGTCGATAGGTATTTATACCTAGTTACTAGTTACCTTTAATCCTTGTCTTATAAATTCTGTACTTGGGGTATATTTCATTTGATCTTTGACTATTTGATTGAACTGTGGAATTAGTTCTGGTTTTAATAGTACTATTTCTCTTCTTTTCTCATTTAAGTCAATTTCATAAGAATAGTTAGATACCGAAACTCTTGATTGTGCCT